TGCCGCCAGTCCTTTCTTTTTTATTTGACTTTTTTAATATTTTATTATATAATATATATGAAATAAATTGAAAGGAGTAAAATAATATGCAAGTTTATTTTACACAATGTAGAGGTTATGGCGGAGACGTTTTTAGTTATAGTATTAATCATACTTTAGAAGGAGTTAAAAATTTTATCATTAAAGACATAAAGAGTCTTATTGATTTTGAACTTAAAAATCCTATTCGTGGTGAAATAAATACTATTGAAGTAAAACGATTAAAGGGATGGTTAGAAAGAGTGACGAATAGCCCAGAACCATTTGATGTAGTTGGTGACAAATGGTTCAGTTCTTGTGCTGAAGAAAATTGTTATTATGAAATCTCAAAAGAGGAGGTCGGAGAATAAATATGAAAGAAATATTTTGCTTTAGTGAATTACAGCCTTTTGAGAGGGAATTTGATTTAAAAGCAACTTTTACATCTATTGAAGTAGCATACAATTATATGATTGATTATTTAAACTATTTAGAAGCAGATGCGAATGAATATCTTGGCGGCGAAAAATTAAAAATGGAACTTATAAGACTTAATATTATAAGACAGAGACTCCCCGAAATTTTAAAGTGGGATTTAAACGATGAACATCAATATCATTGCTTTTATTGTGAAGGCTTTGCTTTAGATGATATTATACTTTATGAGTCTAATGAAGATTTAAAAAGAGAAAATAAAAAAAGTGAAGTTAAACTTGAGTTTTAAAGGAGAAATAAAATGACAACATTTGATATTTATACCGATGGCGCGGCAACAATGCGTAAGGTTAATGGAGAATACGTAAGAGAGGCAGGCGGCTGGGGTTATGTAATTCTTCAGAATGGAGAAGAAATAATGTCTGACTATGGCGGACTTAGCCAGACAACTAATAATGCTATGGAATTAACTGCAATTCTTAATGGTCTCCGCAAGTATTTATCTTTTGGTTATAATAGTCAGGAAGTTCGCATTTACTCCGACTCCGCATATTGTATCGGTATCTTTACTCAGTGGATAAATGGTTGGAAAGCAAATGGCTGGACTCGTGGCAAGAAGCATGAGCCAATCGAAAACGTAGGAATAATTAAGGAAATAGATAATGTACTTGAGCAGATAGAGCGCCGCTTCTGCACAATTAATTGGGTTAAGGTTAAAGGGCATAATGGTAATGAGTGGAATGAATATGTAGATAAGCTTGCTGTTAAAGGTAAGCTGGAATGTGCCGCCGAAGCAAAATAATTTTTAAAAAATCAGATGATTTTCATAAAATGGTTTCTAAATCATTAGATGAAAGTTGTCTGATTTTTACTTTATAGTATACACCCAAAAGTCATTTATTGACTTTTTGATTTTTTGGTGTTATAATTATATTAGAAATAAATAGAAAAGGAGTGAGTGCAAGTATGAACAGTATTACATTGTATTCAACAGGATGCCCCAAGTGTAATGTTCTTGAAAAGAAATTAACTGCCGCAGGCATTGAGTATGAGGTTGTAACAGATGAATCTGTTATCGCAGATGTATGCGAAACTATTGGAACAGATTTTCTTCCTATATTGGAAGTTAATGGCGAGTATTATGATTTCGCCGCAGCAATAACATGGGTAGGTGAAAGAAGCTAATGCAGATTAATATTAAAGTATCAAAAAACTTCACAACACAATGGAATAAATTACAGAATGAGTTCGGTACTCAGCTCGCAGACCTCAATGGTTTCGGTGATGAACAGCTTTCATATGGTGATTTCATTGATAACTTCATTGACGTTCCTGTTGTCGCAGATAGCTCAATCGACTCAAATAGTAATGTAAGAAGAAAAGATATAGTAACACTTCTTTCTGAAATGCCTAAGCCACATAGAAAGCTTATGTCATTCCAAAAAATTTATTATGAAATGCAGAAAGAGTATGGTTTTAAGGCTGCTAATGAATGGCTACGCCGCGACTGGACTGGCGAAATTTATATGCATGATGCAGATACAGCCACATTTAAGTCATATTGTTTTGCTTATGACCTCAAAGACCTTGCAGAAAAGGGACTTTACTTCTTAGGTGAGACTTTCAATCCAAAGCCACCTAAGCATTTGACAACATTTGTAGACTTTGTAAAAGAGTTTATTAATTTTGCAAGTAATAGAACATCAGGTGCAGTTGGACTTCCAAACCTTATTCCTTATATGTATTATTTTTGGAAGAAGGATTATAACTGTGCATATATGGGTATGTCAGGATTTGAAGATTATGCAAAACAGAATATTCAGCGTTTTATTTATGCTGTTAACCAGCCTTGTGTAAGAGATGGACAGCAATCTGCATTTACAAATACTTCTGTATTTGATAGAGAATATTTAATGGCTCTCTTCGGAGGTTCGCAGTTCCCAGATGGTTCAGATATGATTGATGATATTGAAGGAATTATGGATTTCCAGAAGATGTATATGGAAGTTATGGCAGATATTCGCCATGAAAATATGTTTACATTCCCAGTTTCTACTATGTCAATGATAAGAAAGAATGGCGTATTTAAAGATGAAGAGTTCGCAGAATGGGCAATTAAGCACAATATGCAATGGTCAGATAGTAACCTCTTTATTGATGACAATGTTTCAAGTCTTTCCAACTGTTGCCGCCTTAAGAGCAATATTAAAGACCTCGGTTATTTCAATTCAATCGGCGGCACAGCATTAAAGGTTGGTTCTGTTAAGGTTAATACAATTAACTTAGCAAGACTTGCACTCGATACAAATACTAAGGAAGAGTACCTTGAAGAACTTAAGGCAAGAATTTTGTGTATTGTTCGTTCACTTCACGTTGTTCGCCATATTATTGAAAGAGATGTTGAAAAGAATTTACTTCCTAACTTCACATATGGACTTATAGATTTTGACCACTTGTATAATACAATTGGCTTTATTGGTATCTATGAGACAATGAAGAAGTTCGGTTGCACATATCAGGATAAGCTTGGTAATACATATTATACTCAGGAAGCCGCAGACTTCGGTGAAAAGATTTTCAAGACTATTCGTGGAGTTGCAGATAAGTTCCTTGAGGATAATGGATATACTTATATGATTAATACTGAGCAGATACCTGGCGAAAATGCCGCAGCTAAATTGATGAGAAAGGATATGTTCTTCTATCCAGACTCAGATATTTACGATTTGCCGCTTTACGGTAATCAGTTTATGCCTCTTGGTATTAAGGCTACATTGCAGGAAAGAGTTCGTGTTCAGGCTATGTTTGATGGCTTCTGTGATGGTGGTTCAATTCTTCATGCTAATATTGATGCTCCATTTAAGAACTATGAGACTGCAAGAAAGATGACAGAATATATCGCAGACCAGGGCGTTAATTATTTTGCTTTCAATACAAAGATACAAGCTTGCGAGGATAATCACGCCTTCTATGGAACAACTTGTCCTATTTGCGGCAAGCCTATTGCAACTGAGTATACAAGAGTTGTTGGCTTTATGACTGCTACAAAGACTTGGACAAGAGAAAGAAAGGCTGAATATAAGTTAAGAAAATGGGAGCCTACAGAAAAGGTTAATGTTAACCTTGAGGAGGCCATATGAGAAAACTTACTAAAGAAGAGTTTGAGAAATATATAAAGGACGCGGCGGAATATAAATTCCGCCCAAATCCTGCCTTTATGACAAAAGAATTTTATGAAGCAAATAAAGAATACTTTGATGAGATAGGTGTAGTTCATACATTTATAGGAGAACCGATAATTGTAGAGGAGGAAGAAGAATGAAATATTTAACCTATGAAGATTTTATGTTTATAGTTAATTTATTTAACACTTATCCTAAAGCACTAAGAATAACATTTTGTGTTAGAGAAGAAGCAGATTATCATTTTTTAATTGGAGCATTTGACGCATTATTTAATTCAGATGTTAAAAAGCATCAGGGGTCATGGATATGTGCATATTTAAGTCCTAATGGTGTTAATCTTAGTATATGCAATTGTTTAAGTTGTAATTGTTCCCGTATGAACCGTAGTAACTTAATGGTTATTGACAGTGAATATTCAGCAATTGACTTAGAGGAAATATGGACACCATTATGTAATTTACCGCCAGTTATAGGCGTTTATCATTATACGAGTAATTTTAAAAACGAGTATGAAAATGAGATGTTACGGCAAGTAAGAGGTATTGAAAAATGAAATTAGATTGGCTTGAATACATTGATTTTAGAGATATAGTTATTGATTTTTTGTACAATCCAATTCCAAAACATATTCAAATATTCCTCCAACAAGAAGAAGCCTGTGAAATTCTCGCAAAAACAATCATAGATTTAATTAAAGCGATAGATGAAGGTATGTTATTAACTCCTTATAAAAGCTCAACAGAACGAAGAATGAGATTTCAAAGCAAAGAAGGAAGCTTAATTGAAATTTGGACAAGAGAAAATTTGGCTTATTGTTGCTGTGGTAATCGTGGCTCTATCGTCATTGGAGATGCCGGGTATTCAATAGAAGATACTTATGAAATTTTATTACCAATGGCAAGTATGGACGCACAAAAATACTATTGTATTAGTTCAAATGATATTATTAGATATTGGAAAGATAAACATAAAAAAGGACTTGAAGATATAGATTATTGGATTAAAGTAAAGAATGACAAAATCCAATTTAAGCCAGTTCAATTACCGACGAAAGGAGAAAGAAAATGAGAATAAAGAATCTGATTGACGAAGACTTTGTTAATTATAAAAAGCCATCAATGTTTATTGGGTGTGGTCAGTGCGACTTTAAATGTGACAGAGAGTGCGGCCGCCCCGTATGTCAGAACTCTGAACTCGCAAAATCTAAAGGATTTGAACTTTATAATGGAGAAATTCTTGAGCGTTATTGCGACAATCCAATTACAGAAGCTGTTGTTTTTGGAGGTCTTGAACCTTTCTATTCCGAAAAAGATGTAGAATCTCTTACGAATTTTATACTTAGTATAATGGCACTTTATGGTTTTGGACGCATTAAGTATAAGACAGATATAGTTATTTACACAGGTTATTATCCTGATGAAGTAAAACCATATCTTGATTATATACGTAAGAATATTAGTATTGTGCCGCACCCCGAAGCAGTTGATATTATAATTAAGTTTGGTAGGTTTATACCTGATAGACCAAGCAGATATGACGAATTACTCGGAGTCGAGCTGGCAAGTGATAATCAGTATGCTATGAGATTGGAGGATTGTTTCAAATGAGTTACGGTAATAAGGCTGATACCATATATTTTGATGAAATACTTTACGAACCATTAGATGTAGAGTTGTTTTGTTCAGATATGATTGGTAAATTTGCTGAAATTAAATCCGTCCCAAAAGCAGAAAATATAAAAGTGAATGAAGATAAAATTACTTATAAATGGGTTGATATAGGAGGAATTTTAAATGGGATATTATAAAAAACCAAGTGAGCATCCAGATTTCTTTGATATGACAGCAGATGAAATAATCGAGAAAGAAATTACATACCCAGATTATGAAGGACAGCATCCTTTGTTTCAGCATTTTGGTGTTAGGACTGGTGGAATATGTGATGTCTGGATACAAACAGAAGAATGGAGAGAACTCCCAGAAGTAGATAAATGGAGATATATCGCCCTATGTGCTCTATATTGGGAACAGAATTATAGATATTGGTATGATAAAGCAGTAGATAGAGCACAGACTGCTGAATTAGAACTTGCTAAATTAAAGGCACAGAAGGAGGAAGTAGAATGAAAATCAAAGTAAATGAGGAAGATTTAGTTCTCGTTGGAGAAATCCGTGAGAAGCTTAGAAACAATAAGGTGCTCTATGGAAAGTTCTTCTGTCCATGTGTGCCAACTTATAAATATACAACTCAGAACGCACAGGACTATGTTTGCCCTTGTAAAGACTTCCGTGAGAATGTAAAGTGCGGCGACACTTGCCATTGTGGACTTTATGTTAAGGAGGAAGAATAATATGTTAAGTAACTCAGACCGTGCGAAGATAGATAAAGAAATGGCTACTAATCCTCAACTTGAAAAAATGACTGCGGGCGGACGAATTGCACTTTTCTTAGGTTTAGATATAGATGATGCCTGTGCCGCCGAAGCATATTATCAGAGTGAAAGAGCAAGAGAGAAATGTTCTAAATGTATATGCAAAACTTGTGCTATTGCCGCAATAAATGGCGGTGCCCCAGGTTGTGGAGATTGTATTGAATGTATGTCAAAAGACTATGAATTGCAGTATACTCATTGCAATGATTATTACAATCCATTACCAATCAAGGTTTCTACATCATATTTGCTTGATAAAGCAGAAGAAATTAAAGACGAGAGAAGGTCAAGATTATAATATCTTGACTTTTTTCGTTATTTATGATATAATTATATAGAAATAAAAATAAGGAGGAAAGAAATGGCAATTGATAATTATGGAATTGATAGTATTCGACACTTAGAAACGCGCGAAGCCATTAGAACTCGTATTCAGATGTACCTCGGTTCAGATGATACTGATGGTATATATCAAGCTTTAAAGGAGATTATTAATAACTCTACCGATGAAGCTATCGCGGGTTACGGTAACAAAATTGAAATTACTCTTGATGAAGAGCATAATAGCGTTACAGTTAGAGACTATGGACGTGGAGTTCCTTTCGGTGTAAAAGACGGAAGAAATATTCTTGTTGCAATTTATACTGAAAGCCATACTGGTGGTAAGTTCGATAAAAATGCTTATAAGAACAGTTCTGGTCTTAATGGTATTGGTGGTACAGCGGTATGTATGTCATCAAAATACTTTATTGTAAGTTCAATAAGAAACAATATAGTTGCGACAGCAAGTTTTAAAGAAGGTAATCTTGAAGATTACAATGAAAAGGATGCTAAGAAAATTGGATATACCGAAAATGGTACTTTTATTGAATTTAAACCAGACCCTGAAGTATTCAGAAATATGACAGAGGGATTTAGTTATGAAAGAATTTGCTCTGAAATAAAGAATATTTCTTATCTTAATAAGGGCGTTCATTTTATTGTTTCAACAGTAAGCGGCAAGAAAACAGAATTTTATTCTGAAAATGGTATTGCAGACTTTATTAAAGACCATGTTGATTATCCTTTAATGAAGCTTCCAATCGTTGGTTTTGCAAAAGATGACGAGGATGAAGTTGAAATTGCATTTATGTGGTCTGGTGACCCTTCACAGGAATATGTATTCGTTAACGGATTATATTGTCCTTTCGGCGGCTCGCCTATTACAGGTGCAAAGACAAAGATAACTACAAAAATGAAAGCACTCACTGGACAGTCATTTGACCCAGAGCTTATCAGAAAAGGTCTTGTTTATGCTATTAACTGTAAGGTTGCAAATCCTTCATTTGCTAACCAGACAAAGAGTAAGATAAACAATCCAAATCTTCGTACACTTGCTTCACAAGCATTTGATGAAGCACTTGAAGAGCTTTCACATACACCTGATTTTGATGTCATTGTTGAAATGATTAAGAAGTATCAGAGTGCAGAGAAGGCTGCTGATAAGGCTCGTAAGGACGCATTGACTCGTCAGAAGAAATACCAAGACTTAGCAAAGAAGAAGATAGCTTTCATTGATAAGCTTTCTGATGCCGAGGTTCTCGGACAGGATTCTATCCTTTGCGTCGTTGAGGGAGATTCAGCTGGTAACGCTGCCGCGGCAGGACGTGATACTAAGAAATATGGTATCCTCAGACTTCGTGGTAAGATGATTAACGGCTTAAAGGTTGATGATGATAAGGAGTATTATGACAATAAGGAAATAGAGTTACTTCTCTATGCCCTTGGAATTAACCCCGCCCATTATGACCCATCTAAGTTAAGATATGGTAAGATTGCAATTTGTGTCGATGCCGATGATGACGGTTATCATATTGCGCTTCTTATTCTTGCTAACTTACAGAGAATTTGTCCTCAGTTCCTTAGAGAAAACCGTATTTATTGGTTACGTTCTCCGCTGTTCATTGAACAGGACAAGACAGGTAAACCATTAAAATGTTGGTATACTGATGAGGAATTTGATAAGGCTCGTGCTACAACAAAGGGCAACGTTAAGCGTGTTAAAGGACTTGGTCAGCTTAATGAAAGAGACCTTAAGGCAACAATGTTCTCTCCAACAGAGCAGAAGATGGACCAGATAATGTACTCAGAAGAGGGTATACATCAGTTGTGCCAGCTCATGGGTCCTGACATCAAGCCTCGTAAGGAATTTGTTTTCTCACGAATAGACTTTTCAAAGTTTTAAATTTGACTTTAAAAGAATAATATGCTATAATAATATAAAAGGAGTGAGAAAATGGAAATAAATCTTTTAGATATTGTTGATGATAGTTTCCGTATCTATGCGGGTATGACTATCGAAGACAGAGCTATCGTCGATGCGCGCGATGCGTTAAAGCCTGCCGCACGTATGTGTATGTATGCTCAGTTTATTGAAAAAATAACCTATAAAAAACCATTTAAGAAGTCTCACAAGTCAGTTGCTGCCGCCATGGACCACTTTTATGTTCATGGCGACCAAGCTTGTTATGACCTTCTTGTTAGAATGGCACAGCCTTTTAGCTTAAGATATATGCTTGAAGACTTTGATGGTCAGTGTGGTCACGCAACTGATGGCAAGGCTTCTGCCGCCCGTTATACAGAAATGCGTCTTGGTGAACTCGGCTGCACTCTCTTTGATGGTATTGAAAAGCACTGTATTAATGAGTGGGAAGATAACTATGATAATACAGAACAATATCCTGCTGTTGTGCCGTCTCTTGGTTTTTACAATATATGCAATGGTACAACAGGTATCGCAACAGGTCTTGCAAGTTCTATTCCTCAATTCAATGTAAAAGAAGTTAATGAAGCAATGATTAAGCTTCTTTGGGATAGGGATACATCTTTTGAAGATATATATTGTGCTCCCGATTTTTGTACTGGCGGCACAATTATCAATGCTTCAAGAGTAAAAGAACTTATGCGAGATGGTTATGGCGGAGCTATAAAGCTTCGTAGTACAGCAGAGTATGACCCAAGCGAGAACTGTTTGTATTTCACCGAGCTTCCTTATGGTGTTTATGCAGGAACTGTAATGGAACAAATTAAAAAGCACGTTGAAAGTGGCGAGCTTCTTGGTATTGAAAAGATACTTGATTTGTCTACAAATAAGTCTAAGATTAAGGTAGTTCTTGAAAAAGCAACTAACCCAACAAAGATTACAAAGCAGTTATTTAAGCTAACATCATTACAGGATAGCTATACAATTAACATGACTATGCTTCAAGACGGACGTTTCCCAAAGGTTTATACTTGGAAGGAAGCTCTTCTTGCACATATCGACCATGAAATAAGCTGTAAGCGTAATATGTATGAGTTCGACATTAAGAAAATGCAGGACAGAATACATATTATAGATGGTTTGTTAATTGCTCTTGCAGATATTGATGCTGTTATTGAATTAATCAAGAAAGCAAGTAGTAAAGATGATGCTAAGAATAAGTTATGCACTAAGTATAATATTGATGATGAGCAGGCAAGTGCAATTCTTAAAATGCCACTGAGCCGCCTTATCAAACTTGAAGCAGTAGAACTCGAAGATGAGAAGTCTGACCTTCTTAAGGAAATTGCTCGTATTCAGAATATCCTTGATAATAAAGAACTTCTTTATAAGGAAATTGAAGATGGCATGAGAGCTGTTATAAAGAAAATAGGCGATGAGCGTAGAACTAAGCTTATTGACCTTGACTTTACTTCTGAAAAGGAAGAGGAAGCAGAACCTATTGAGAAGAAAGAACTGCTTATTTACTACACAAATCTTGGTAATATATATACAGCAGAGAGTTCAACATTAATGAAGACTCGCCGCGGTGGCAAGGGTTCTAAGATTAAAATGGCAGAAAATGAAGCAATCGTTAAGACAATTAATGATGATAACTTCAGTTCATTGCTTGTATTCTCAAATCTTGGAAGAATGTATACCATTTCAATCGACGAGTTACCTGTAAATGCAAAGGTTAATGTAGCACAGCTATTTGACTTTGAAGCAGGTGAAAAGCCTACAACTTTGACTTCATTAAAGCGTAAGAATGATGTTAAATACTTTGTATTTGTCACAAAATTCGGCATGATTAAGAAGACCGCCGCAGAGGAATATGAGCATAAGAGAGGTAAGTCTGTCAAAGCCATAAACCTTAAGGACGGCGATGAAGTAATCAATGTTATGTTTATGAATGAAGAAAAAGTTGGAATATTGACTTTTAATGGAAATTTTGTTATAATTAATACAGATGATATAAATGCAATAGGCAGAGCAACTTCTGGCGTAAAGGCAATTAAATTATCTGATGATGACTATGTAATTGACGCGAAGATTATTGGAGATAAAGACCAGTACATGATAACACTTTCTAAGCAAGGTCTTGTAAAGAAAGCACCAATGACTGACTTCCCAATATGTAATCGTGGTATTAAGGGCAAGAAGATTTCTGACATTCGTGAGAACGACAGCATAGTTAAATTCTTGACTTTGAAGGAAGATAGTGATATAATAATTATAGTAAAACAAAAGAACATAAAAATTTCCACCGCTGAATTGAGAGAGCTTTCTCGTGCCGCCACAGGCGTAAAAGCAATCAATATTGATGCGGGAGATATAGCTTCAGATTTAGTGAGGGGTTAATAATGACTTTAGAGGAAAAGATTGAACTCATTAAGAACGAGCGAGAGTCTGCTATTGCAGCTCTCACTCTTTACATAGATACTTTGTATAATTCTACAAATGGTATCTTTGAAACAACAGTCGTAGAAAAGGAAGGAGAAAAGCCATCTATTGAAAGAGTGCTTAAACCTGACTTAAATCTCGACGAGCAAACTATAAAATTCGCAGAAACTTTTGAGGCTGATGCAAAGAAGTATGAAAAAGTTAGAACAAAACTCTCAACTGGCGACTTTAATTTGTCACTACCCGAAGTTGCAAGAGTTGGTCTTGCATATACTTTTTCATTAGTTCTTTTACAAAAAAGAATTGATGAAGGACGAAAAGCCGTTGATAACATCAGCAAGATAGTCAATGTCCTTATCGACAGTTCAGAAGAAACTCAAAATATTGACTTCTCAAAAGAAGAATGATATAATATTTATAGAGAGTTAAGGAAAGACCTCTTAACTTTGAAAGAAATTAAAAGTTAAAAATTTGACTTTTCTCTCGAAATCAGTTATAATATTTATAGTAAATAAATAGCAGATGTGAAACGCAAATGCTATTTTATTTAATACATTTTTTAATTAAATTATTTAAAATTTAAAGGAGTGATTTTTAATGGCAACAAAGATGACAGAAAATTCAAGAAAGGTATTTGATTATCTCAAGGCAGCAGGTGCTGGCGTAGCTTTCACAACTAAGGAAGTTCAGACAGCTCTTGGTTTCGAGAAGGCTGGTTCAGTTACAGGTTCAGTTACAGGTCTTGTAAAGAAGGGTTACGCAGAGCGTTTCACAGAGACAGTTGAGATTGATGGTAAGGCTCAGGAAGTTAAGAAGTTTGCTCTTACTGAGGCTGGCGCTAACTTTGACCCAGACGCTGAGTGATTAATTAATCAATAATGATTAATTGGGGCGACTATTTCTAATCGCCCCTCAATTTTACCTTATTTAAAAACCCGTTTAGGAGGAAGATTTAATGTTAGATGTTAAAAAGAACGAATCAGATAATATTGTTGATGTATGTGGTATACTTAAGGAACTTGACATTGTTGAGGGCGTAACAGCTGATGGTAGAGGTTGGATACGTGGCACAGCAAAGATTCAGGTTGACCAGGATATCGCAGGTAAGCAGACTCAGTGTGAAATTACAAATAAGATGTTCTCAATGAGATTGAAGGCTGATGGTGGACAGAATCAGGTTTATGACAGAATTGCTGGTTATAAAGAGAAGTTCACTTCCGCAGCTGCAGCAGGTTCAATTGCTGAAGCAAGTCGTGTTTCTATAAAGGGCGCTAAGCTCGAAGAGAATATTTGGATTGATAAGAACACTAACACAGAGCGTTCAACATTCCAGATTTCAAGCAACTTCCTTAATGCTAAGAGAGAGTCTGATAAGGAAGAGGCTAAGTTCAAGGTTACAGGTGTTCTCCTTCAGGAGCCTGTTGAGGAACTTGACAGCAATGAGAACCCAACTGGCAGAATTAAGTTCAAGATGGGCGTTATCGGCTATAAGGGCAAGATTAGCGTTCTTGAATTTTTCGCACAGGACCAGGTTAAGGCACACATTGAAGCTAACTGGTCAAAGGGCGACACAGTAAGAGCTCTTGGTAGAATAAATGTTAGCAATAAGATTGAGACTAAATCATTTAGTCTTGGTGTCGGTGAAGAGGATGTTACTGAGAGAACCATCGCTAAGAAGGAACTCATCATAACAGGTTGCTCAGCTTCTGGTCTTGAGGAAGACCTCTCATACGACGCAGATTCAGTTAAGGTTGCACTTGATGAAAGAAAGGCTGAAATTGCAAAGCTTAAGGAAGGCGGCGCAAAGAAGGCTCCTGCAAAGAATACTCCAGTTGATTTAGGATTTTAATTAATCCTAAATCACCCTTTATTCTTAGGAGGAGTTTAAATGGCTATAGATTTATTAAATTTACAACCTCAACTTATATCCAAAAACCTCAAAGGTAAATACATAATGCTCTATGGACTTCCTGGCGTTGGTAAAACAAGTCTCGCGGCACAGTTTGAGAAAGTTCTTATCGCTGGATTTGAAATGGGTACTAATGCTCTTAACAACGTTTATGTTGCCCCTGTTAAAACATGGGATGACTGGAAGAAAATGGTAAGAGACTTATGTAGAAACAACGAACTTAAAGAGAAGTTCCATGCGATTGCTACTGATACTATTGATGAAGCTTGGAATCTTTGTACAAAGTATGTATGCGGTCAGGCCGGTGTCGAAAATCTTGGTGATGTTCCATTCGGTAAGCTGTATGCAGAAGCTTCAAAAGAGTTCAGACAGACTTTCAGAGACTTAGCTTATAATGGTTATGGTCTTATCTTCACAAGCCACTCAACAGAAAAGGAGTTTACTAACGAAAAGGGCGAAAAGTATAATATGATTATTCCTGCTTGTCCAAGTCGTGCATTTGATATTGTTAATAAAATGGTTGACATTATCGCATACATTCGAGAGATTTCTCTTGAGGAAGGCGACAAGACAGTTCGTAAACGCTTTATGTTTTTCCGTGACGAAGTTGGCGATAGATTTTTAGTTAAATCTCGTTATAGATATATTAAACCTTATGTTGAACTAAGTTATGATGCACTTATTGATGCGATATATGACGCTGTAGATTTGGAGTGTTCGCATTCTGGCGGCGAAGCTTCAGATGAACACAATCCATATACCAAACTCAATTTTGATGAATTAATGGAAGAAGCAAAGATGTTGTGGGGAACTGTAGTTCAAAACAATAAAACAGCACAGGCTTCTGAAATATTAGCAACAATTTTCGGTAAGCCTACTAAATTCTCAGAAATCTTACCTGAAGATGTTGAGAAGCTCAATCAAGTTTTGATTGAAGTTCGTTCAATACTTTGATTTTTCGGGGAAAGATTTATTCTTTCCCCTATTTTACTTTAAGGAGGAATCCCTAAATGCTTATAATTGATACAAATATACTACTGGATTTCCCTCAAATTATTGAGGAAGAACAAGAGGAAATGGTTATTGCAACTGATGTTCTAAAAGAACTTGATGGATTAAAGATGCATACTAATTTTGACATTTCCTATAAAGCACGTCGTGCCGCCGTAGTAATATCTCGTCATTTAGATAAGTTGACATGGGATAACTCTCTCGAAAAGGTTAGATACGATAGTGTTGATGACAAACTTATTGAATTAGCCAAAAAGAGAGATGCAACTCTCGTTACCAACGATGTCTATATGAAAGTTAAGGCTATTACAAATGGTGTAAAGACAAAGGCTTATGGAAGTACTGAAGCTTATAATGGAGTTAAAACCCTTCTAATAACACCAACTACTAATACACATGACTATAATTTAGTTATGGGAATTAGCGAAACAGGCGAAGTACCAGATGAATTAAAGCCTATCTATGAGAATCAGTATGTAGTGTTTAAGGACCTCAATATCTCCTTTACTAACAAGCATAACGAAACAGATTATCAAATCTACAAGATTTTCGTATGCCGTGGAGGAAAGCTCATTTCAATCAGTGAAGATTATGAGCTAAGAATTAAGAATGAATGGTGCAAAGACCCATCAAAGGGTATAGGCCCAAGAAATCCTGAGCAGACTTGTCTGTTCGATATTCTTAAAAATCCTGAGATAACAATTGTCTATGCCGGCGGTAAGTTCGGTACTGGTAAGAGTTTTGTTCTTAATAATTTTGCTCTTCAAGAATTGGAGAAAGGAAAAATTAAGAAAGTGGTTTATGTTCCTAATAACTCTTATACAGAAAATACAATCGACATCGGTGCCCTCCCTGGCGAACTGCTTGATAAAGTAGTAGGACAGATTGGCCCACTTGTTGATTTGGTTGGAATTGACAAGGTTCAAGATATGATAGCTCATGAACAGCTTGAAGTTGTTAACATGGGTTCTATCCGTGGTCGTAGCTTCGAAGATTCAATTATAATTGTTAATGAAGCACAGAACTTAACTGAAGACCACGTTAAACTTCTTATCGCAAGAACAGGAGAAGGTTCAAGAATCTTCTTTGACGGCGATTTGAAACAAACTGATAGCGCAATCTTTAGAAATAGAAATGGTTTGAAACTTCTTTTAAATCTAAGAAAGTCTCCTATTTACTCAAAGATATTCGCAACCGTTCAATTGAGACTTACAGAAAGAAGTTTGACTGCTCAGGCGTCAACCTTCCTTGATGAGTTCACTGGCGGAATTTGAGAAAAGGCGGCGAAAGTCGCCTTTTTATTATTTGACTTTTTTAACTTTTTATGTTATAATATTTATAGATTAAAAGAAAAAGAAAGGTGAGTAAATGGCTAAGAAGTTATCCGATGAAATTATACAGCAGATACCAGTTCTATATAAGCAGCTTGGTGTCAAAAATAAGGTAGCTGAGCAGCTTGGTATTTCAGTATCTACGGTTACAAAATACTTAACACTATATGAAGCGGCTCCCGAACCTAAAGAACCTAAAAAGAAAACAAAGATTACCGATGAGATAATTGCAGAAATTAACAGACTTTATTCTGAATATAAGAATATGTCTAAAGTCGCAAAAGAATTAGACATAGCACCTACAACAGTTAAGAAATATCTCAATGAGGAAAATCTTGAATTGAAAAAGAACGTCAATGATGATAGAGACGCTCTTTGGTATTATATATACAGATTGTTCGGTCCAAGCTCTGAGGATAAACCTGTTAGTGATTGGAATATTACTCAAATGCAGAAGTTTAAGTCTCAGGGTATGCCATATAAAGGACAGCTTTTAACTCTTAAATATTTTTACGAGGAAAAGAAAAACTCAATTGAAAAGTCAAATGGAAGTATTGGTATTATTCCTCACGTTTATACTGATGCAAGACTTTATTGGGAGTCTAAGGCTAAGAAAGCCGACGATATAGGAAAGGCAATTCAGAAACAGTTAGAACAAGATAGAATTGAGATAAAATATAATCCGAGTGATTATATAGGAAAGAAAAAGAAAAAGAAGATGATAGACTTAGACAAGATAGGAGAGTGATAAGGTGATACAAGTAGATAGAAACACTGTCATTCAAATTCTTGGAAGTTTGATGTGCCGCCCCGATATATTAAGCGATATTGATAAATACCAGCTTGAACCTACAGATTTTGCTCAGCACATTGATAAACTCGTATTCTCAGCAATATATAATCTTTATGTGGGCGGCGCAGAAAAAATAAGAACGATTGACATTGACTCTTATCTTAGCGAAAATGAAAATGCTAAGACAATTATGGAGACAAATGGTGGTTTACAGTTTGTACAAGATTGTGAAACTTTAGCTGAACCAACAAATTTTAATTATTATTATAATCGTTTAAAGAAGTTTAATCTATTAAGAGATTTACAAAAAGACGGAACGGATATTTCAAAGTTTTATTGTGAAGACCCTCTTAATGAAAACTATGAAAAAATAAATGCTCGTTTTGAGCAGATGACTGCCACTGATATATTCAATAATATTAAGGGTTCTATGGCAGACCTTGAACATAAATATGTAATTAATAATGTTGTAGAAGAAAGTAAAGCCGCAGATAATGTTCGTGAACTGATTAAAACTTTGAGCGTTACACCTGAGATTGGTGCACAGCTACAAGGTGATATGTTCAATACAGTGTGCCGCGGTGCGAGAAAAGGTAAACTTTATCTTTTGTCAGCAGGTTCTGGTGTTGGTAAAACTCGTACAATGGTTGGTAATGCTTGTAAGATGGCATATCCAGTTCGTTATGATAATAAATATAATAAGTGGGTTTATACTGGAGAGCCTGAGAAAGTTCTCTATGTAATGACCGAGCAAGACCCAGCAGAAATTCAGACAATGATTTTAGCATACCTTACAGGATACAACGAAGACTTATTCACATATGGTTCTTATACAGAAGAACATATGGACAGAATTATGAAAGCAGTAGACATAATGGAAAAGTACCAAGATTACTTTATGTTTGCTCGTATTCCAGACCCCTGCGCTTCAGTTGTAAAGAATTTGTTTAGAAGATATAATCTCCAGCATGGCGTAGAGAATTTCTTCTATGATTACATTTTCTCTTCTCCTGCAATGCTTAATGAATATAGAGACCTTAAACTTCGTGAAGATGTTTGTTTAAGACTTTTAACTACTGCAATTAAAAATCTTGCGGTTGAATTAAATTCTTTTATCATGTCTGGTACTCAGTTGAGTAACGATGATGACCCAAAGGGTGGATTTAAGGACTTTAGAAATATTAGAGGTTCTAAGGCAATCGTAGACCTTGCAGACTTTGCCGCGATACGTAGACGACCAAGTCCTGAAGAATTGCAGTTAGTCGCAAGTTTTGAAAAGATGTATAATTATACTCCAAATGCAATTACAGATATATATAAGAATCGTCGTGGACGTTGGAATATGATTAGTATTTGGTCAGTTGTAGATTTGGGAACATTGAGAACAGTTGATTTATTTGTTACAACACCTGATTATAAACCCGTTCAAGAATTTCAGATTGTTAATTTTGTATCTATTGATATGGATAAAAGAAAAGAAATTGAAGATTTCTATAATGACGGAGTGCTCAGCGATGAAATGGCAGATGATTTACTTAGCCGTTTTGCCGAAGCAGAGGAAGTTCCAAAGTCATTATCAGATTCAATATCAGAAGCTTTTGGAGAAGCTAAAGACCATAAAGAAAGGTTGAGAAACATGAGTTTCGATGAGTTAATATGAGAATAGATTTAAAGCAAGTTGAACAGAATTTAACTAATGAGGATATAATAAGACTTGTAACTGGACTCGGTGCTGATAGATATGAAGAGAAAGCAGATTGTATTATCTTCCCTACGATATGTCACAATGTGGACTCTGGGGAAGCTAATATGAAGCTTTACTATTATCCCCGCAATCATAAGTTTCATTGTTATACCGATTGTGCGGAAAACTTCAATATTTTTGAGTTATTTAAAAAGAGATATGAGCTACTTGATAAAGAATATGATTTTTACCACGATATTATATTAAAGATAATTGACGGAAAAGATTTTGCAATTGAAGACGAAAGTTTTCAAACTAAATATCATAGCATTGGAGATAAATATGTAAAACAACAAATGAGTATTGATATTGAACCCATATCTCGAAATTTGTTAAATGCTTTTACTTTTTACCCAACAGTTGAGTGGTTACATGATGGAATTAGTGTAGAAACGATGAAAGAATTTGATATTAGATATAGTATTAGTCAGAACAGAATTATAATTCCTCATGATGACCCTGACGGAGAATTAATTGGCATACGTGGTCGTTTTCTTAATGAAGAAGATATGGTCAATGGTAAATATATGCCAGTAGTAATTGAGGGTAAAATGTACAATCATCCATTGGGATATAATCTCTATGGTTTGTATAAAAATAAAGATAATATTCGTAGAAAAAGATTTGCAATAGCTTTTGAAGGTGAAAAATCTGTACTACAATATGAAACAATGTATGGCAGAAATGATAATATAGCAGTTGCAACTTGCGGCAGTTCATTATCATTATATCAAGTTAAATTACTTGCTGCCACAGGAGCAGAAAGAATATTAATCGCATATGATAATCCTGCAACATTAGATATGGAAGAAATGGATAAACACTATATGAAGTTAAAAGCTATGTGTGAACGTTATAGATATATCGCGCAAATGGGTTTTATATTTGACGCAAAACATCTCCTCGGAGCGAAAGATAGTCCTACTGACAGAGGCCGTAGCGTTTTTGAGGAAGTAATAAAATATTCGCAATGGATAAGTTAAGGAGGACTTAAATGAAATATATAAGAAAAACAAGTAAGAATATAACATCTAATTTTTTATCAGAATTGTTGAAGGATAGAGGTTTCCCAATAGGAGAAGAAAAGTTTGATAAGTCTTTCTTTCATCCGACATGGGAAAATTTACTCCCACCAGCATTATTAGACCATATGGAAGAAGGCGCACAATTACTTGAGAAGCATATACTTAATGGAAGTAAGATATTTATATGTGTTGACTCAGATGTGGATGGATTTACCAGTGCCGCCCTAACATATAATTTCTTAACAGAGAATTATTCTGATTATGGAATAAAAATAAATTATCATGTTCCAGAAGGCAAGGAGCATGGACTTAAAACTATCATGGATACATTTAACAGAAATAAGATTTGTGACTTGATTATCCTCCCCGATAGTTCAAGTAATGATTATGAGGAGCATACATATCTTAAGAGTTTAGGATATGACATTCTTGTTCTCGACCACCACGAAGCTGACCATTATAGTGAGGATGCTGTTGTTATTAACAATCAGCTTTCGAAAGATTATGAAAATAAGGCTTTGAGCGGTGTAGGCGTAGTATTCAAGTTCCTTACATATTTTGAAATGTATTTTGAAGAAAAGAAGATAGCAGGAATGGGTGAGGAAGGCATATACGAAGCTGAAGGTTGGGAGCCACGTATTTATAAATATCTTGACCTCGTTGCACTTGGAGAAATCAGTGATATGATGAACATGGAAACAATTGAAAATCGTTTCATTTGTGAATATGGACTTAATAATATCAATAATGGTTTCTTTAAGGAACTTGTTGAAAAGCAGTCGTTCTCACTTGGTGAAGGTCCACTTACTCAAATAGGAGTTGCTTTCTATATAACTCCACTTATTAATGCTTTAATTCGAGTTGGTTCAGATACAGAAAAGGAAAATCTATTTAAGGCATTTATAACACCAAACCTTATAGTTCCATCTACAAAGCGTGGAGAAAAGGGACAGACAGAGACAATCGCAACTCAAAGCGCAAGAAACTGTACAAATGCTAAGTCTCGTCAGAAGAGAGAAATGGACAAGGCTGCCGCCCTGCTTAATATACAGATTTCAGATAATTGCTTGGAAGATAATAAGATATTAATTCTTGAAGCAGACGACCTTGATGTTTCAACTACACTTACTGGTTTATGCGCAATGGGTATGGCCGCGGCACATAAAAAGCCAGTCATGCTTGGTAGAACAAGCCCAGACGGATATTTGAAGGGTTCTATCAGAGGTAGAGAAGAGTCTGAGTTAAAGGACTTTAAGGCATTTCTTCTTGAAAGTGGTTTGATGGATTATGTTGAAGGACACGGTAACGCCGCAGGATTTAGTATCAAAAAGTCAAATGTAAGAAAGCTAAATGATTATGCAAATGAAAAGTTAAAAGATGTTAATTTCAATGAGGGCTTTTATGAAGCAGATTTTGTAGTATCAGGAAACTGTTCTTATCTTGGAGATATGATTAAGAGTCTTAGTGAAGGAAAAACTCTTTGGGGTCAAGGAAATCCTGAACCAGTTATAATAGCTGAAAATATAACAATTGATATAAAGGATATACAAATCATTGGCGCATATAAGGATACAATGAAGTTTGTATTTAATGGAATAACATATATTAAGTTTAAGGCTAAGAATATGATAGAGGAACTTTTCCTACAGTCTGGTAAGATTAATATATCAGCTGCAGGACGAGCAAATATTAATACTTATGGCGGTCAAGAGACTCCACAAATTCTTCTTGAAGAAATTGAAGTAAAGGAGTGTAGTGAGGAGGACTTCTAATGGTAGTACTTGTGGCTGGTAGTCGCAATTATTATGATTACAATGAATTTTCATATGTGATGAATTATACTCATAACAAGTATAATATAACTGAAATTGTGAGTGGCGGCGCCCGTGGTGCCGACTCACTCGCAGAAAGATACGCCAAAGAAAATAATATTCCTATTAAAGTTTTTAAAGCAAATTGGGATATGTATGGAAATGCCGCAGGATATATTCGTAATGCAGAAATGCATAATTATTTAAAAGATTTTGAAAACAGAATGTGTATCTGTTTTTGGGATGGGCAGAGCCGCGGCACAGCACATAATTTTAAGTTAAGTAAAGATAATAATACCAAATTGGTTTGTTATAATTTTAAATTACATAAGGTAGTGGAGGTTTTATAATGGGAGAACTTTGTAAAAGAACTGAAGAGTGGAGAGTTAATGATGAGGTTGAAGCTAAAGCTTTAATTGAAAAGGCTAAGAATGACGAGGCTATTGAGGGTTATGAGCTTAAGTCTTATAAAATGGTAAAGAAGGACAAGAAGTCTAAAGGCGAAATAATCGACGAATGGGTTATTGTAACTCTTGTTAAACAGTGGTAATTTAATGAAAGTTATATTCATTATTTTAGGAATTATATTCTTCGGAAATATAATAAATGGCTCTTGTTGGAGTGAAACAATAAAGAGAATGGAGAACAACAGGGATGAGTGATAATCTAATGTATACACTTGAAAAACTGCAAATGTGGCTTATAGACCAAGAATTAAATGAAGAGGAAGCTCATGCATATTGGGTATTAATGAATTGCTTTTTCGAGGGGAAAATTACTTTCGAGTATTATACAGAAAAATGTGCTGAAATCTTCACAAATGCTAAACTTCGTAAGGAGGGTATTAAATGAAATTTTACATAGCACCCGATTGGATGGATTTTGAAAATCCTTTAATATGTTATACTGCAATAAGAGCCCAAGAGTGGGATGTTGGAGAAGCTTTTTTCGATTATTATGATTGTGAGACAAAAGAGTTTCTTATCCCCGTTTTGGATGCTCTTATTAAAGACGGAGTTATTACAGAAGAAGATAAGACGGAATGGCTTAAAGATATTTCATATTTGGGAATAAATAGTGTTATTTCTGAAATAGAAATGAAATACACAAGAGATACTGACCCAGAGACAGCAAGTAATTTATATGAGTTAATTGCTTTTAAAGTTTACCAAGTATTTGCTGACTATGTGAGCCAAGAGTTTGAAAGATACCATAAAGTCTATGAACTTTGTTATAATTATTATGGCGAAGATTATAACTTATGTTGGGATGAAGAACTTGCAAATCGTTTTCGTAATGAATACTACCATGCAAGAAATAAAAACTTACGGGAGGAAATTGGTTAATGGAATGGATAATTAAACCAAGAGGACTTGGTAAAACTTCTGATTTAATTCGTCTTGCCGCCGAAAATGATATTCCAATTCTTACAGCTACAAATTCCGAATATATTTTGAATATAGCAAGAAACAAGGGATATAATATTACTGTTTTTACAATTAATGACTTAAAAAGTAATAAACAAAGAGGTAGAAACATAAGAGAAATGTATGTAGATGAAGTTGATGCAGTTTTAAATATGCTATTAAATTCAGATTTTAATGTTACTGCAACACTTGGTACATTAACAATAAAGGGGTGAAATTAAAATGAAAATCCACAAGGACGAAATGGAAAACTATAAGAAGAAGATAGACCGTTTCAAGGACGAGTGCGCTCGCAAGAATAGAGAAATTCAGAAGGAGCAGGCTAAGAAGAAGAAGTAAGTTTAAGAGAGTCAAGACCTATAAAGTCTTGACTTTTTTAATATTTTATGTTATAATATATATAGAAAAGTAAAAAGGAGGTTTCTACTGAATGAGCTTAAATGATATAGCAAGATTTGATACTCATAGTCATAGTGAGTATAGCAATATTCGTTTAATTGACTCAATCAATAAGATACCAGATATGATAAAGACAGCAAATCGTCTTGGTATGAAAGGTATTGCATTGACTGACCATGAATGTGTAAGCGGTCACTTGAAGTGGCTTCAAACAGAAAAGAAATTAAAGGAAAAGGGCGAAATTCCACAGGACTTCAAATGTGCTTGTGGTAATGAGATTTATCTCGTCGAAGACAGAGGGAATATTGAAAGATATTGGCACTATATCTTAATTGCAAAAAATGCAACTGGACATAGAGCCATAAGAGAACTTAGCTCAACAGCTTGGTATCATAGTTTTTCTGCCCGCGGCCTTACAAGAGTTCCAACAGAAATGAAGGAACTTGAAGCAATTGTTAAGAAGTATCCAAACTCTTTAATTGCAACTACAGCTTGTATTGGTGGTCAGCTTGGCGGTAGAGTTCTTCAGCTTGTAGCGGCGGAAGCTCACAATGATGAAGAAGAAATCTATCGTTGTAAAATTGATATAGATAAATTCATTAGATGGAACATTGATTTATTCGGTGATGATTTTTATATTGAAGTCGCCGCAGGTCAATCAAAAGACCAGATAAAGTTTAATAAGAGAGTAGGTTCAATAGCAAAGGCATATAACTTAAATATGGTAATTGGTTCAGACGCACATTATCTTACAGCAAAAGAAAGACCTATTCATAAAGCTTATCTTAATTCTAAGGAAGGTGACCGTGAGGTTGATGAGTTCTATTTTGATGCTCACATGATGGATAATGATGAAGCTTTTGGTAATTTAAGTGAAGCTTTTACAGAAGAGCAGTTCCGTCAAATGTGTGCCGCCTCAATGGAAATTTATAATAAGATTGAAGCATTTAGTCTTGAGCATACATCAATTATTCCAGAGGTTGATGTTAAGAATTATCCTAAACTTCCAATGACTTTTAAGGGTGTATATCCTACACTTGTTCAATTATTTATGAGTGATGATATACAGGAAAGATATTGGGTAAATGAATGTTATGCCGCCCTTGATGAGAAGAAACTTTTAAACCATGAATATCTTGATAGACTTGAAACAGAAGCAAGAGTTATTAAAGTAATTGGTGAAAAGCTCAATGATTGTTTGTTTAAATACTTCAATACATTCCAGCACTTTATTAATTTGTTTTGGGATTGCGGTTCAATCGTAGGTCCTGGACGTGGTTCAGCGGTTTGTTTTTTAAGTAACTATCTTCTTGGAATAACTCAGCTTGACCCGATACAGTGGGGACTTAAGTATTGGCGTTTCCTTAATGAGGAACGTGTGGAACTCCCTGATATCGACATAGATTTGTCTCCTTCAAAACGTAAGAAAATCTTTGAAGCAATCCGTCAGGAGCGCGGTGAGTTAAATGTTATTCAGGTATGTACATTCGGTACAGAAGGAACTCGTTCAGCAATCGCCGCCGCAGGTCGTGGTTATCGTTCAGAATCTTATCCTAATGGTTTGGAAGTTGAAACAACTCAATATCTTAGTTCATTAATTCCTCAAGAGCGTGGCTTCTTATGGTCAATACATGACGTTGTTTATGGAGACCCCGAAAAGGGTAGACAGCCTATTCAAGCATTTATCTTGGAAATGAATAAGTATCCCGGCCTCCTTGAGATTATCGAGTCAATCGAAGGACTGGTTAATAAGCGTGGACAGCACGCTTCTGGTGTTATTCTTTATAACACAAATCCATGTGATACTGGAGCAATAATGAGAAGCCCTAATGGTGACCTTACAACTCAGTTCTCACTTCACGAAGCTGAGGCAATGGGTGACGTTAAGTATGACTTCCTTGTTACTGAAATTTGTGATAAGATAACAACTTGTATAGAACTTATGCAGAAAGATGGTATTGTTGAAAAAGATTTACCATTAAGACAGATTTATAATAAATATCTTCACCCATCAGTTTTAAATCTTGAAGATAAAAAGCTTTGGGAAGCACTTGGTAATGGTAGCGTTCTCGATGTATTCCAGTTCAGTACTGGTGTTGGATTGGCAACTGCAAAACAAGTTAAGCCAACAAATCCAACAGAGATGACTTCTGCAAATGCGATAATGAGACTTATGGGAGAAAAGGGAAAGGAAAGACCACTTGATAGATATAGTCGTCTTAAGAGCGATATAGGTCAGTGGTATAAAGAAGTAAGAGATAGAGGATTAAGTGAAGAAGAAATTAAAATCCTCGAACCATATTATCTTCCACGTTTTGGTGTTCCTGCACTTCAAGAAGACTTGATGGAAGTATGTATGGACGAGAAGATTGCAAACTTTACTTTGAAAGAAGCTAATGCGGCACGTAAAACTGTTGCGAAAAAGCACATGGAAGAAATTCCTAAACTCCATGAGAAATTTATCAATGCTTGTCCTAATAAAAATTTCGGTGACTATGTTTGGGAAACTACAATGGGTCCTCAGATGGGATAAGTAACGATTGTCCTATCAAATACCCTTTCTTCTTATCAGAAGGGTTCTAATTTATTAGAGCTAACGGTTGAACCCGACACTTATAGATAGAACAAAAACTATCTGTAAGAAGGGCAATCCCGTGGGAATCATCTTATGGATAGTAATAAATGGAGTTGATATAGTGTATTACATTTATTGCTATAAAAATAAAATTAATGGACATAAATATGTTGGACAAACAAACAACGTAAAAAGAAGAATTAATGAACATAAAAGTGCCGCCTTCAATGAAAATAGCGGTGATTATGATTTATTATTTCATAAAAAATTAAGACAATATGGAATAGATAATTTTGAAATAGTTATTTTAGAAGAAATTGATTCAAATGACCAAACTGTGATTGATGAAAGAGAACAGTTTTGGATTAAATTTGAAAATAGTTTTGTTAGAAATGGTGAGGGATATAACTTAACAGAAGGCGGTCAATTCTCTAAGACAGTTAATAAAAAAATATCTTTAGAGGATGCAAAAGAAATTCAGCAAATGATATTAAAAGGTAAATCATATGAGGATATTCAAAATAAATATAATATCTGTCCAAGTTATATTACAATGATAAATCAAGGAAATTATTTCTATAATAAAGATTTAAGTTATCCTCTTCATAAATATTATAAAACAAATGATGATTATAATGAATTAATTGATTTACTTAGATATAGTGATTTATCTTTAAAAGCTATTTCAGAAAAGTTAAATCTTGGATATTCAACAGTTAAAAAAATTAATGAGGGTAAGCTTAGAAAAGGTTTATCAGAAGAATATCCAATAAGGAAGAAAACAGTATATGCAATAAAAGCAGATAGAGTAAAAGATTTATTACTTAATTCTACTTTAACTATTCCAGAAATAATGGTTGAGACGAAAGTTAGTCAAGAAACTGTTAGACGTATTAATATTGGTGAGTCACATTATGACTCAAACTTGAACTATCCATTAAGATGAAGCCTGTATCGACTATCGCGGGTTAAGCCGCGAGTAGGGTGACTATTGATACGTCATTCGAAACGGGTATTGGCGCTCCTAATAAGGAGCGAGTTAAGATATAGTCAGAGCCTATAGGAATATAGGATAACTCGATTCGTTTTCACTTCCTCACTCACTTGCATATTCATTCGTTGGTATTCAGACGTTATATCTTGCAACAAATTATCCTCAGATTTATTGGAACTGTGCTTGCTTAATCGTTAATGCAGGTGGTGCAGACCTCCTCGATACAGATGATGTTGATACTGATGAAGATGAGGAAACAACAACAAAGAAGAAGAATAAGAGCGTTAACTATGGTAAAATAAGTGCCGCCATAGGAGAATCTAAAACAAAGGGTATTACAGTATTGCCGCCCGACATAAATGAATCAGACTTAATCTTTAAGCCAGACCTTAAGCGTAATGCTATCATTTATGGAATGAAGGGTATCAATAGAATTGGTACATCACTTGTTTATGAGATATTCAAAAATCGTCCTTATTCAGATATTATAGATTTTACAAGTAAAGTTAAAGTCAACAAGCTTCAAATGTTCTCATTAATTAAAGCGGGAGCTTTCGATGAATTATATGAGAATGATAGATTTAAAGCAATGAGAGAATATGTTCTTAGTGTATCAGACCAGAAGAAGAGAATTACATTACAGAATATGCAGATGTTAATAGCTAAGAATATGATACCAGAAGAACTTACATTTGAAAAGAGATTGTTCAATTTCAACAAATATATTAAGAACTCAAAAGATGGTGTTTATTACTACTTTGATGAAAATGCACTTCCATTCTATGAAGCAAATTATGATATGACAAAAATAGAAGAAGTTGTAGTAAGAAATGATGGCCCTCACGGAAAAATAAAAATGACAATATGGGATAACATTTATAAGAAAGGCATGGACCCCGTGAGAGACTGGATGAAGGCAAATCAGCAGTCAATTTTAAATGACCTCAATGAGCGTTTGATTGATGAAACTTGGAATAAGTATTGTCTTGGTTCTGAAGCTGATTGGGAAATGGATAGCTTAGGCTTCTATTATCACGAACATCCACTTCAGAAGTTAAAGAAAGATGTTTATGAAATTTCTGATTTTAATAAACTTTCCCCTGAGCCAGAAGTTGAACGCTCATTCACAACAAAAGATGGTGCAGAAATTAAACTCTTTAAGGTGTCAAGAATTGCAGGAACAGTTATTGATAAAGATAAGAACAAGAGTTCAGTCATGTTATTAACTCCGACAGGTGTTGTAACTGTTAAAGTTTGGAAAAATCAGTTTGCTGCTTGGGATAAACAAATCTCTGAGCGTGGTGCAGATGGCGTAAAGCACGTTGTTGAAAAATCTTGGTTTAGTCGTGGTAATAAACTTATTATAACAGGTATCAGACGTGGCGATGATTTCGTTCCAAAGAAATATAAAACAACAGAACATGAGCTGTTTGAGAAAATACTGGAAATGGATGATAAGGGCTTCGTCCTCGAATCCATTACCGAGAGACCGGAGGTTGAGGAGTAATGGCTACCATTGGTTTATATGATATTGATTTGTGGCACAGAGGTAAGGCCTTTCCTAACCTCGAACTCATGCAATATTATAATTACTATAATAAAAATGATTATGGCTTAATGATGAAACCAACGGACCCAGTAGGTCGTTGCAATAGGATTATCTACTTTAAAGATAATCCTAATGTAGACCTACCAAAAACACTTGATGTATTTGGTCCGAATAAGGAAATATATGGATATGGGTTCTTTAAATCAGTTGACCCCTTGCCGCCAGAGATAGCAAAAGTACCACCTTCCTATCTCGCTTATGCTCCTTATGTTAATAAGGTTTCAAATCAAAGTGAGTTTAGCCGCATGCAACGTTCTTCTTATATAAGAATAGAAACAAATAATATGGCAGATATGAAACCTGACGCACAATTTATTTATATTGCAGATAGAAATATTTGTTATTTACCTGACTCATATGATTTCATTCTTGAAAATAAAAATAAAGGAATTTTTTTCGCTCATACAAATTTTATAACAGATTTGGAGACAGCCAATAAATTCTCTCGTTTCTTCCCAATATTTAAAACTGGAATTATTATTGATTTCCGTTACCCAGAAGACTTTTTCTTTGAGTATTATAAAGAAAACGTTATCTTTGGTCTTGACAGAAGACCAGATGAAGATACTACACGATACCTAATAAGGCTGGTAAAAATGGGATTGTGGTTTAAATCAACTGGTGCAAGTTTTCGTATGGGATATAATATTTCTCTCAACGGTGAAGAAGGAAAAGTAATTGAATGGTTAAGACAAAATCCAGTCAAAACTTCTTATATGGAGTTTAGAAAGAATGACGCCGCGGCACAGAAATTCATTTTAAATTGTCCTTCTGAATTGAGATTACTTTTAAAACAAGACCCAAAAACAATTACACGTTCAAATCTTGACTTAAAGTCTTCTTTATGATATAATTATAATATAAAGAAAAGGAGGAATTAATAATGGATAAGAAAGAGAAACTTGAAAAGCTTACTTTTGAGCTTCATTCAAAACAGACTCAATTACAGGAATACATGGACACTTTTGTTCTTAGACCTGAGATAAACGAGCTTATCGAAGATATTGAGGCGATTGAAAAAGAAATAATCGAGTTGAAAGCGGAGGATTAAATAAATGAAGAAAGTGGAAAAGAAAAAGTTTGGAGAAATCTCAATCCAGAATGAGGATAATTCACTTAAGAGCAAAAAGGAATTTCTTGATGAAATGAAGGAACTATATGATACAATTGCAGAACAGTTTGAAGAGCAGGAAGAAAGTGAGAAAGACCCATTTGGTGATATAACTTACTTCAGCGTAATCACTGACCCCGAGTGTGCAATAAGTGTTGAAACAACTCTTGAAACATTCGACTTTACTGAGAGAACAATTTATCTCACTGAGGAAATAAAGCCTGAGACAGCGGTAAGTGTTTTTGAGGTAATTCGTTTTTGGAACAAGGTTGACACAGAGGATGAAGTTCCTGTTGAGGAAAGAGAACCAATTAAAATCTATATCAACACACCTGGCGGCGACCTCGATGGTGTTCTCAGTATAATCAGTGCTATTCAGGCTTCAGTTACTCCAGTTTACACATATAATATTGGTACAGCATATAGTGGCGGTTTCTTCATCTGTATTGCAGGTCATAAGAGATTTGCACTTTCACACACTTCATTTATGTTCCATGAAGGCGCCGCAGTAGATGGCGGAGATGCACACAAGTTCTTCCAGCACGTTGACTTCTATAGATATCAGCTTACAAGACTTAAGAAACACGTACTGGATAATACAAAAATCACAAGTGATATTTATGAAGAGCATAGAAAAGATGACTGGTTCATGGACCAGGATGACGCTAAGAAATTCGGCGTAATTGATGAAATAATTGAAAAACTTTAATGGAGGAATTATCAATGAACTCAAAGAAATTTATGGATGTTCTTGGCGCAGGTAACATGAGTCAGGACGTAATGGACAAATTTATGCAGATGCTTGCGCTCCCCGATGAGCAGTTTGATATTCTGTATCCGCAGATGAAGAGACAGCTTGAAGATGTATTTAGCTCACCAGAGTTCCAGCAGTCAACTATTACTTCTCTCAAAATTCAGGGTCACGGCACAATTGAGGAAGAGAGAGCGTCAGCTTATGAAGTAATAAATGAAATTAAGCAGGACGAAACATTGAGTGCAAATAAGAAAGACCTTCTTATTACAATTATAGATGGCTCGGTAATTCAGATTTGTAACTTTATCGAAGCTCCAAGAGAGCGTATTAAAGTTCAGATTAAGAAGCTTAATGAGGATGCTATCATTCCTCAGTATGCACATAAGACAGACGCCGGTTGCGATGTTTATGCAGTAGAGGAAACAGTAATTAAGCCTCATACAACTGTTCTTGTAAAGACAGGCATTGCAGTAGCAATCCCCGGTGGTTATGAAATTCAGGTACGCCCACGTTCAGGACTCAGCCTTAAGACAAACTTAAGAGTTGCTAATGCACCCGGCACAATTGACTCTGATTATCGTGGTGAGGTTTGCGTAATTATGTCAAACATCGGAAACCTTACAGAGACAATTAAGAAGGGCGATAAGATAGCTCAGCTTATAATTGCCCCAGTACCTATGATTGAATGGAACGAAGTTGATGAACTTGATGATACAGAGAGAGGAGAAGGCGGCTTCGGTTCAACAGACAAGAAGTGATGCCATGTGGGTGGAAAGCTAAAAATCGAAGACATAAGAAAAGACATTGAAAGTAAAGGGTGGAAGTTAGAGTCCACCGAATATGTGAACTTAAAAACTGACTTAGAGTTGAGGTGCCCCAAGGGACACCTCAATGTGGTGTCATATGAAAAGTTCCGCCGCGGCAACTATGAATGTCCTATATGTCAGCAAGAAGAATTTTATGTGCCGACAGAGAACTGCTTAAAGAAAAGCGGTTATCGAATACTTGCTTTTGACCAAGCAACTGATGTCTCTGGTTGGAGCGTATTTGATGGAAAGAAACTTGTTAAATACGGTCACTGGAAATCAAAAAGTGATGATTATGTAGAAAGAATTGATATAACAAAACAATGGTTCATTTCTATGATTAAGAAATGGAATCCTGATAAGGTTGTTATAGAAGATATACAACTTCAAACATATAAAAAGAATGAGCAAGAAACCGCTAAAATGGTTCACACATTTAAGGTACTCGCAAACTTACAAGGCGTTTTAATGAATTATTTATCTACTAATAATATCATTTATAAAGTTACTCCTCCCAGTTCATGGAAAAGTGCTTGTGGAGTAACTGGCGCAAGTCGTTCAGACCAAAAGAAAAGTGCTCAATTAAGAGTAAAGGCTCTTTATAATGTTGATGCAACTCAAGATGAAGCTGACGCAATCCTGATTGGTCGCGACGCGGCACTGGAAAGCAAGTCAAATGAGATAATTGAATTTTACTAAAATAAAAGAGGTAAGACATAAGTCTTACCTCTATTTTTTTTTATTTATATTGTGAGTCAATTCCGAAGTATTCTTCCATAGTTGTATCCTTTAATTTCTGTGCCCATTCTGTACCAACATATCTTATATGCCAAGGTTCATATATGTAACCTGTAATATTCTGTTTATTTTCTTTATAACGAATGATAAATCCATATTCATGACAATGTGCCGCAAGCCACGCTGATTGTCTTGGG